TACTAGCACAAGGACAAACAGAACAAGTTGCACAAGTCGCACTATTGCAGCAAAGCGGGATAGTTACTTCAAATGTTACTCCGTTTAATTTAACAGCAGAACAAATAAAGCGATATAATAGCTATTTAAATAATGTTGCGAGGAGTTATTCAGATGATACTGCTAAAGCAATTAAGGCAGTGTTAGAACGTGCAGAACTAGAAAGCCTATCTGCTCAACAAATCCGCTCTAACCTAAAAGACATTGTAAAACTAGACGACTATCGTGCGGTAAGATTAGCTAGAACTGAAACCGTCAGAGCTGGTGGTAATGCTTCACTTCTTAGCATGGAGCAAATACAAGCTGAAACTGGAGCAGAGATTAAGAAGATATGGCAAGTAAATGCTAGTGATCCTTGCCCCTACTGTGCAGCTTTAGATGGTACTGAAGTAGGGCTAAGAGAATCATTTGTCCCTGTTGGTGGCACTATTATTGGTACTGATGGCTCTATTATGGTAAATGACTTTGTATCTATGGAGATTGCTAACTCACACCCTAATTGTCGCTGCTCACTAAATTATAAGGTAGTACAATGACAGAACTAGAGCTACGGTGCAAGTACTGTGGTAGATTTATACCACTACAGCCAGTTAAAACAACCATTACTCGTTACCGATGCACAGATAGAAAATGTAAGAAATGGAACAATATTAAGGTTGTGTTTAGCGATGCTACAGAAGAACAGTTACGATACACATTTCCTCAAGAGACAAAGCAAAATCCAGTTTGATATAATAAACATAGAAGCAAACAGCACAAAAGCTTGTTTGAAAAGCGTGTGAGAGCCGCTTCTAAAAGTAACATTAACAATATAAAGGTAATAAGCCCATGAGCAAGAAAAAAGACTTGGCTCAGTCATCAAAGTTTAAGATGAAGGCTTTACCCCTTGAAGGTGAAAGAAAGATACGAGTAATCGCAACTTCTCCGACACTTGATAGGGACAAGGAACATATTGACTCAGATACTATTCGAGTGCCTCTTAAAGCAGGCGGTTGGAAATATCTTAAAGATATGGACTCCTCAGATGTGCCAGATATACCGCTACTCGTAGACCACTGGTGGGATATTGAGAAGCAAGCTGGCTCATTAGAAAGCATCATCATAAATGATGAGGGCAAGACCGAAGCAGTCGCAAGTCTATCTAGTGTAGACAATGGCGAACGGGTGTACACCTTAGCTAAAGAAGGACATCTTGGTAATTCATTTAGTATTGGGTTTAGTCTGATGGATGCAACATTCGCAGACAATACTTGGTACAACATTGAACTTATTGAGTTATCCGCTGTAGCTAAAGGCTCAAACCCAGACGCAAGATTGTTAGAGGTCAAGAGCATAAAGGAGAGTTCTATGTCAGATGCTGACAAACTCAAAGCCGAGATTGAGGCGAAGCAAAAAGAGCTAGCTGAAGTCGAAGCGCAAGAAGCCGAAACTAACGAACCTGAAAAGGAAGAAGTTAAGGTGGAAGTAGAAGCTGAAGTAGAAACTACTGTTGAACAACCTGCTGAAGAAGTTGCTGAAACTGAGCAATCAGAAGAGGAAACTGAAACACAGGAAGAAGCAGAAGAAACTAAAGCTATCGAGAAAAAAGATAATAAAGTAAAGGAAACTAAAACTATGAGCAATAAAGACATTGCCGCAGAACAGGTGAAAGAAAAGGCTGTGCCTTCTCAACCATCTGAAGCTGTAAAGAGTATCTCAAAGCGAGACGCTCGTAAACTGATTGTAAAATCATTTGCTGCACAGTATGAAGGAAACGAAAAAGCTGTTGCAGAACTTGATAAAGAAATGCAAGGTGTTAAGGTTATCAATGGCACAAGTGGCGAGCCACTATTTGTCCCTGAAATTCTAGCAAGCGATATCCGTGATCGATATGAGATTGTTGGAAATGTAGGTTCATTGGTAAACCGAATTGATATTGAAGGTGCTGAAACGTATCGTCAATTAGTAGAAACTGCTGGTACAGGATTCCAGCCTGTAGCACTTGGTGGTGTTAAGCCTGAAGACCAGCCTGTATGGACTAGCGTTGTATTCGAGCCATTCGAGTGGGCGCTTATCGTTGCATGGCTTGATGGTGTTCAGAAGCGTTCACCAATCGCTGTATACAACCAAATCGTACGTTACATTGCCAAAGAGTACCGTAAGCTTGAAGATAAAATCATTCTTACAAACCCAGCTCGAACAGTTGGTGGTGAAAGCCGACCTGCAACAGGTCTTGTTCCTCGCCTATCTGTAAGTGGTCGTAACGACAACGTACAAAGCTACGCTGCAAAAGATGTGCTACCAGCACTTGCTAAGGCGTATGGTGCTATTGAGAGCGATGAAACAATCACTCTTGTAGCTAACCGTGCAACTTGGGCACGACTTGCTGTAACTATGGACGCTAACGACAACCCTATCTTTACGGTTGTTGGTAATCAAGTTACTGTTGGTGCGCTTGGCTCATTCAACGTTGTACTTAGCCAAGAACTTGGTGAAGGTGAAGTTGTTATCGGTGCATACGATGACTACAACCTTGTTACTCGTGGACAACTCGCAACACTATTCAGCCGTGAAGCAACTGTTGGTTCTTTGAACCTATTTACACAAGATGCTAGCGCATTACGTGCAGATGTTGACATCACAGGTGGCCCAGTGTTCATTCAAAGCTTCTACTTACTAGACTTCGGTGTAGCAAGCTCAAGCTAAATATAAAAATAGGAAGGGGTTTAACTAATGGATAAAACACAATTAGAAGCACTATTGGGGCGACCCCTTACTGAAATTGAAGAAGATAATCTTCAATTGTACCTTGACATAGCATACGAAAACCTAGATGACTTACTCTGTACTACTATTGATCCAGTCACAGAGACGAGGGTATTTGATACTAGAGAGGGATATAGCACAGCTTTTATTGGCATATTCAGGAGCTTATCGGCGGTCAAGATTAACGGTGAAACTATAAGCACCGATGACTACTCTGTTAGGCAATGGGACAAGAGAAATGGAAGCTGGTATAACTCGATCGTATTAAATAGGAAGTTTACCTGTGATGAAGAATTAGAGGTAACGGGTGCGTGGGGATTTGCACACGTACCGAGTGATTTACAAGCTGTTTTAGCTGGATTATTCGCTCTTATATACAAAAAGAATAAATATGACGGCACTCTATCGAGTAAACAGGTTGAGGATTTTAGGATAAGTTTTAATACCGATGTTGATTTAGATGAGGCGTTTTATGATACCTACTCTAAAACTATTAGCAAATATAGCATTTGTGATATAGGCGACATTCAACATGGGAGAGTATGGTGCTAGAATCTCTTATCGGTCATGGCATACAATGTCAAGGCAAGGATTATGAGATTGTTGGCGTAACTGGAGGTGATGCGTATTCAATCGGTGGTGTCGAAGTCTTTGATGTCTTTGATTTAAGTGAGTATACCTTCTTAGAGATAAGCAGAGGCGGCATAACAGGAAACACTATTGAGGATACCTACACTGCCTATGGAGTATTTAAGCTCCGTAGCGGCTTTATACGAGGCGAAAATAGTGAGAATGTAGAACAAGGCGCAACCTTGCATATACGTCCCACAGAAAGCTTCTTAGAGGCTCAGACACCAAATCGTGAACACTATACACTAACACTTAACCCGACAGACTTTTCAGACTATTCAGGAGGTTCATCATGAGTCTTACTGTAAAAGTTAATATGAAGCCTGGCTGGGATAAGAGGATTGAAGCGAGCCTAAAAACTGGCGTATTATCTATGATTACTGATGTGCAGCGACGCTCGCATGCTCTAGCTCCTAAATTAACGGGGGCTTTAGCCAGCAGCGCAGTTATAGGCACAGTATTAAATGGATATAGCCTCACTTATGGCTCTGGTAGAGTACCGTATGCAAGGCGCAGACACTTTGAAAATAGAAAAAACCCACAAACAATTGGGTATTTATCACGAGCAGCCGAAGGTGTTGCACGAGGTAATATCGCTAAATATTTTAAGGTAAAAGTATGATAACTCTACATATCGCAAAGCTATTAGAAGATGAAGGGTTTGGCATAATCGACCAAGATTTATTCTGGGAAGAAATGCCACTTGATTCAAATGGTAACGCTAGAGACGGAATATGGATTGTCACAAGAGGCTCTGAGCTATCTCGTAATGGGACTAGAACACAGGACTTCGATATCTATAGTAGAAGCTCTAACAAGATTACTGGCTCTAAGAAACTTGAGGATATATTGGAGTACATTTCTGAATCTTATGACGATATTTGCGAGCTACCCACTGTTCCACCTTATTCACTCACACAGTATTACGATGTGCGAATAACACCTGTATCAGGCATTGAAAATGTCGGGTCGGATGAGCAGGACAAAGTAGTACGAGTGATATCAGGTGAAGTTAAATATAATATACAAAAGGAGAATAGTTAAATGAACTATGAACTATCAGGAAAGGTTGACGTAAGTATTAACGGCGTTACTATTCCGTCTTCATTACTTAGTGGTGATGATGGTGTTGTAACTACACTTACAGAAACTGTCCGAGAAATCAATACAATGGCTGGCACTGTTCGACAGGCAACTGGTACATACGAGGAGGCGATGTCTGTTTTCAGCGTGGTACTTCCAAATATGAACTACCTAAAGAACATCTTCCCAGACCTTTACACCGCATCTAATGACCGCCCGCTTGTTGCTGGCCGTGTTGCGTTTGGTGGTGATGATTGTACTGAACGAACCAATACGCCAATGGTTATTCACTACACATGCCAAGATAACTCGGATAACGACATCTACATTCCTAACGGCTCTGTAACTGCTTCAGTAGAAATTACACAGAACCTTGAAGACCCTGTAGTTGTTGCTATTACTGTTCAAGCGCAGCCAGACACTGAAGGTGTATTTGCTTACGCTGGTACGGGAGACCTTGACGAGCCAACTCTATGGAATCCTGTTACTGAAC